ACTTTTGAAGAGCGTCCAATTGAAATCACAGAACGAGGGGCTCCTGTTTCTTTTTGAATTAAGGTGTGAGCCTCTTCAAGTGCCTTAACAATAACTGAAAGGTTTTCAGTTTTAGGTGCTTGGAAAATATCACCAGCGGTTGGTTTTTTTGTTGCTTTTTTTGTTGCGGTTTTCATTTTCTTTTTCTCCTGTCTTTTTTCTGACCTCGTCAGTTGCCGAATTACGGCAAGACCCCCGAAGGGGTTTCGGTCTTAAGCGTTTTTCAAATAAGGATTTTTCGAGGTCATCAAATTAAACTTTTTTCCATAAGTTCCGCCGTGGCGGATTGCTTGGCTAAAACCAAAAAAAGTTTCGTAATCGGTGAAATATATTTTGGTTTCATTTCCCGACTCGTCTTCAATTGTTAAAGCGATTGTTGAAGAGTTTTCCATTTCTTCAACTGTTGCATATTTTGGGTTAACGATTATTGCCATTTTCTTTTCTCCTGTCTTAAGCGGAAACTTTCCGCCTAATGAGAGAAATTTATCACAGGAGAATAGGAGAATTGACCAATTAACCTATTTTGAAGATGAACAACAGGTGAACAATAATCCACAGGTTTATCCACAGGCTAAGAATTAATGTCGATTTGTCGACAATTGGAAAAAGGAATTAAGAAACATTTTAGTTGCGAAATTCATTAATGACCCCCGCAGAATTTGGAAGGGGGGGATTGTCCAGCCTTAAATCAATCCAAAACAAATTTATTTTTTCCTCCAGTAATTTCTTTTAAACGTCTTAAGACAAAAAAAGATAACCCTAAACCTCAAGTAAAGGTTTAGACTTTCCCCGACCCTATTGGTCGGTCATTTGACCCTAGGGTTATTTAATCTGCGTAGTATTATATATATATACTCACCTTAAAAATTTCTGTTATATTTGCCCTAATATATGGATAATTTGGACATTTTAAAAATATTTCCTATAAATCTGTTCGGTTTTAAGAAAAAAACAGGTTATCTATATATGTAAAGATAAATTATATTATCTTAACGGAGTTGCCTCCGTTTGCTCTACGGCAACTCCTAATATATATAATAAATTATATATATATACCAGAGGTCTGCCGTTTTTAGGGACCGTTATTATACCGATTATTAAGGGACACAGAGGGCGACTAAAATGGGCAGAAAACCAGGGATACAAAATATCCCAAAGGAGCAGGCTCAGAAAAAAGTTCTAGCCCTACTGGAGCAAGGCTCCACCATAACCAACGCTATGGCAGCGGTAGGGCGAAATGATGTCACCTTCCGCCAATGGTCAATGCAAGACCCTACCTTCAAGGAAGCATCTAACAAGGCTAGGCTACTGGGTAGGGGCGTCAAGGCCGACCTAAAAGAACTCAAGGATATAACCTATGAGGATTTCTGTGACCAGTTTTTAGAAAGTAAGATTTTTCCTCACCAGCGCAACTGGATTGAGTTGATAGATGGCAAGGACCCATCGTGGGTGCACCCCTCAATGATTTATGAGAAGGCATCAGAAAAGCGCATCCTAATCAATGTGCCACCCGAACACGCCAAATCCACAACCATCACCTCGAACTATGTGACTTGGAAAATCGTAACCGACCCTAACTCACGAGTTATCATAGTTTCTAAAACTCAGAGTATGGCTAGAAAATTTTTGGGACAAATCAAGGACAGGTTAACCCACCCAAACTACATTAAGTTACACACCGCATTTGGACCTAACGGTGGATACAAGTCTGACGCTAAACAATGGTCAGCAGATATGATTTATCTAGGTACGGGGCGTGACTCTGGCGAAAAAGACCCTACGGTTCAAGCCCTAGGTATTGGCTCCCAGATTTACGGAGCCCGTGCCGACCTAATCATCTTAGACGATGTGGTGATGAATGCAAATGCCCACGAGTGGGAGAAGCAAATTGAATGGCTTCAAAAAGAAGTCATCACCCGTTTGGGACGACACGGAAAACTACTTATCGTAGGAACCCGTGTTGCCCCAATTGATTTATATAAAATGCTACGAGATGGCTCACAATGGACGGGTGGCAAATCTCCATTTACCTACTTTGCTTGTCCAGCAGTTTTAGAGTTTGATGAGAAGCCTGCCAACTGGAAAACACTTTGGCCCAAAACCGATAGACCAGAAATTGAAATTGATGAACCAGGCGAAGATGGATTATATGCAAAGTGGGACGGACCAGCACTCTTCACTAGGCGTTCTGAAGTTACCCCTTCAGTTTGGGCTATGGTTTACCAGCAAGAAGATGTTGTCGAGAATTCAATTTTTTCGCCAACCTGCGTTGCGGGCAGCGTTAATGGAATGCGAAAACGAGGACCTCTCAAGGTTGGAACCGCAGGACATCCGAAAAATCTTGAATCTACATATACAGTTGTTGGCCTCGACCCAGCAATGTCAGGAGCCACAGGAGCGGTAGTAGTTACCTACAATCGTGCTGATGGCAAGATATATATTTTAGATGCTGTCAATATGACTGACCCTAGTCCGCAGAAGATTAGAGATTTGATTGAAGAGTGGGTTATTAAATATAAACCCCAAGAAATCAGAATTGAAATTAACGCCCATCAAAAGGCTTACGCCCTAGATGATGAGTTAAGGAATTGGTTGGCCCAATATGGTTGCCAACTTAATTCACACTTTACTGGCAAGAATAAGTGGGACGCAGCATTCGGTGTGGCTTCTATGGCTATGCTGTTTGGCACTACCCGTGACTCACGGTTCCAAGATAACAACTTAATTGAACTGCCATCTAATGAAGGCTCTGAAGGTCTTAAGACGTTAGTTCAACAATTGATTACTTGGAAGCCCGATACTAGAAACCCAACCGACTGCGTAATGGCTTTATGGTTTGCAGTTATCAGGGTGCGAGAGTTGATGCAACAAAATTCAAGTGCTACAAAGTTTGCCAACAACAGGTGGACCACTAGAGCACAGAAACAACAAAGATACTCAGTTGATTTAAATGACGCCTTTGCAGAGCAATGGGCTGATACATACAGTTAGGAAACAAATGGCTTTAGACATTAGACAAATTGCTGCACGAGTTGAGTCACTCAAGTTTCGTGCATCAGAGCGAGATGCTCGTGCTGGAGATGTTCTTGCTGTACGTCAAGGCAAAATCTCATCTGTTTATCCTGATTTTTTTCCAGAGGGCGTAGACGCTAATGTCGTTGCAAATTTTATTGATATTGTTGCTAGGGACCTTTCCGAGGTTATGGCACCTCTGCCAGCAGTCAACTGCTCTGCGGCGAATTCTGTATCTGACCGTGCTCGCACTTTTGCCGATAAACGCACTCGCATTGCTTCTAATTATTTTAATCATTCTGATTTAGCAGTACAAATGTATGCTGGCGCTGACAGATACATAACCTATGGTTTCACTGCGTTCCTTGTGGAACTCGATGAAGAAGCAAAGATGCCACGCATCCGCATAGAAAACTCAAGGATGGCTTATCCTGAATTTGACCGCTATGGACGTTGTGTTGCATTTGCTAAGTTGTATACCGTAACACTAGGTGAATTAACCGCTCAGTTTCCAGAGTATGACCGCCTATTGCTCGGACCTATGGGTTATGACCAAAACTTAAATGCACAAGTTGAAATTATTCGTTACTACGATAAAGACCAATCAGTGGTTTATGTACCTCGTAGAGATAACTTAATTTTATCAAAAGCAAAAAACCCAATTGACAAACTAGCCATTGTAATCGCTAAGCGTCCAACCGTAGATGATGAGATTCGTGGACAGTTTGATGATGTACTTGGTATTCAATTGCTACGCAACCGATTTGCTATGCTTGCAATGGAGGCAGCAGAAAAATCTGTACAATCTCCAATTGTTCTTCCTAATGATGTAAATGAATTGCAACTAGGTGGCGATGCGATTATCCGCACAGCCAACCCTGCAGGTGTACGCCGTGTAGAACTCACCCTACCTCAAGGTGCATTTACAGAACAAACATTATTAAACCAAGAACTACGTGTAGGCTCACGTTATCCTGAATCTCGTACAGGAAACATTGATGCTTCAATTGTTACAGGTCAAGGTGTACAGGCTCTTATGGGCGCCTTTGACACACAAATTAAATCAGCACAAGCAATCTTTGCATCAGCACTACGTGAAGTAATCAGTATCTGTTTTGAGATAGATGAAAAAATATTCCCTGGCTCCAAAACAATTCGTGGCGTAGATTCTGGCTCTCCATATGAGATTACCTATGACCCTATAAAGGACATTAAAGGTGATTACTCAGCCGATGTCCGATATGGAATGCTTGCAGGTTTAAATCCTGCCCAGGGATTAATCTTTATGTTACAAGCATTGGGTGGCGGACTTATCTCTAAAGATATGGCTATGCGTGAAATGCCATTTTCTGTTAACGTTGGACAAGAACAAGAGAAGATTGAAATTGAAAATATGCGTCAATCTTTGTTATCTTCAATTCAAGCATACAGCCAAGCAATTCCTGGTATGGCAGCACAAGGTCAAGACCCAAGTGATATTGTTAATAAAATTGCAAATGTAATTAGATTGAGGCAAAAAGGGACGACAGTAGAAGATGCAATTGCTGAAGTATTTGCTCCAGCACCTGCACCTCAACAACCACAGGTTCCTCCTGTTGGTCAGGCACAAATGGTTGAGCAACCGTCCCCTGCTCCCGCAGCCTCGCCAGCAGGAGGCGCTCTTTTACCACAGGAAACAGAACCAGATATTCAAACAATTCTTTCAAGCCTTACCTCATCTGGTAAAGCAGGCGCAAGAGTCGTAACTAGAGGTTAATTAGGTGGGGGACCGTGACAGCAATAGTTGGAATACAAGGTAAAGGCTGGGCTGTACTAGGTTCAGATACTTTAACTACATATACTGACAGACCATATGTAGCCAAAGGTTGTGAAAAGATAGTTAAGATTGGTGAGTATTTAATTGCAGTTGCAGGTGATGCAATTGTAGGAGATATTCTTAATAACTTATGGCAACCACCTAAAGTAATTAAGACGCAAGAGTCAGATAGATTTATGATGATTAGAGTATTACCATCTATAAAACAAACTCTAACTGAAGCGGGATACGAACCAGCACCTAAAGTAAAAATAGATGATGACCCTGGGTGGGATGCATTAGTTTGTTTTAATGGAAAGATATATCAAGTTAGTGATGACTATGGATATATGCGAGATGACAAAGGTTTATATGCAATAGGTTCTGGCGGAGCCTTAGCACTTGGTGCATTAGTAGCAATGGGGTCAGAAACCAAGACTCATGCTAAAGCATCTGCTGCAGCAAAAAAAGCAATTAACATAGCAATCGAATATAACGTATGGTGCGGTGGAACCGCAAACGTTAAAACACAATTTACTAAGTAGGAGGAACTATGGCTGAGAATCGTGGCGGAATGCGTCCAACTGCACCACAGAATAATCCTGCTAATATATCAGCAACAGGTGGCGCTGGTCAATCAGGAACACAACCTGCACGTTATATGTCGGGCTTAGCCTATGGGCAAGGTCAAGCACAAATGGAACAACAAACATCTGCGCCTATGGCTGGTAATCCAGTTGCAACAGCAACACCTAGGGCTGCTATGCCACAGATGCCACAGATTATTTCACTTGATGCACCCACACAATATCCAGATAGACCGGGCACTTATGGTGTAGATACTG